TGCTGACAGCAAGATTTTTGAAGCCATGAACATCACACGGGATATAACTGACCCTGCTAAACAAAAAGAAGAATTAACTAAACTTTTTCCCAATGCCAATCAGTACAAGGATTTTCTGAAAAAGTATCAGAACATTAAAAAGCTGACAGAAACTGGGAGTTTGTAAATGGCTGATGTACTAGAGAAATTCTTTGGTGGGCAAGCGGTGGCAGAACCGCCAAAAAAGCCAGCCGAATCAACCCGAGTTGCGTCTGATGTACAGGCCCAGCGGGATAAAGATTCTCTGTCTATCTTGCAATCTGAATTAAGCAAAGCACAGGCGGCGCTGACAAAAACAACTGACCCAAAACAAAAACTGCGGTTAGAAGCCGATATTGCTGGATTGACTAGGGAAATATCCCGTGCGCCAGCAAGTAAGGCACAACCCGCCGCACCATCTGCACCATCCGCACCCGTTGCCGCCTCTGGTGACCCGCTAGAAGCCTTTTTGTCTGGCAAGACTGCCACCGCACCCGTTGCGGCAAAAGCCGCCCCTGCCGCCCCACAAGCCGCCCCCGCTGCCACGATTGAACAACCGCCCACAAGTGGCGCACGGCAAGCCATTGCACAAACAGCGGCACAAGTTACTGAGCCTGGGGGCGTTCGCCAATTGGTTGGCAAGTTCCTAAAAGGTGCGTTAGAAACCAAGCGTGAAATTCCCGAACGTGTGGCTGGCGCTATCGACACTCTTTATGGGATTGTCCCTGCAACATATGGTGCGGCAGTACAAGCATTGGCAAGAACGGCACAAAGCCCCGAACGAGCAGAGCAAACGGGGCAAGCCGCCGCCGCAAGCATTGACAAGCCTTTGGGCAAGGCGTTGGGCCTTACAGGTAAAGAAACTTATCAAAAGCCATTGGGTGGCATTACTGAGCCTGTTATTGAGCAAGTCAAAAAAATGGCTGAACAATTGGGCATGACACCCAAACAGATTTCTGAAAAAACAGGCATACCCGAACAAGACATTAAAAACATGATGGTCATTGGGTCTGTTGCTGTGCCGCAAGCAATTAAAGAAGTTGCCCCTGTTGTGAAAGAAACGGTACAAGCTGTCACCACACCAATCAAGCAAGCCGCAGCCGAGTTGCAAGTGGTCAAGCCTGGACAGCTAACCAAAGAACAAGCGCAAGCCCAGTTTGAGGCCAAGCAAGCACCAGCGGGAAGTGCTGGCGCAGCCGCCGCCGCAAACAATCCTTTTGCTGGCAAGATTACTGGTGAGGAAACTGTGCGGGGGCAATTCCCACAAATCAAACTTTCCAAAACCCCAACAGATGTGCCTGTTAACGAGCAAATATTGCGTTCACAAGCGGTTCAAGAAGTAATGCCAGGGGTGGGCGTAAGGCCAGGAGTGGTGACAGGCAATGAGAATTTATTGCGTAATGAACACACCAAAGCAAAACTAGACACGCCCGAGGGCCAATTATTTAAACAGCAAATTGCCAATGAACAAATTGCATTGTCTAAGTATGCAGATGAACGAGTTGATGCCACGGGCGCATCACGCACTTTGATCAATGATGAACAACGTGGTGGGCGTATCAATGATGTTTTGTATGGAACATCACCTGATGACATGGCATCGTCCAGCATCATGGGGTATTTAAATCAAGCCAAAAAACAGGTTTACGATTCGGCATATAAAAGGGTTGGTGGCAATCAAATTAAAACAACCAACGTTGATGATTTGCTGAAAAACCCACAATGGGCGGCAGGGCTAAAAATCAAAGGCGTTGAGGGCGTACAGTCAGCCGCCAAAGATTATTTGAACCTTGCAAAGACAGTTGGCTTTGAAGATATTAACGGCGTGATGCACCCACCTGGGTCTGTCGCTGCTTATGATGCCGTGCGTAAAGCAATCAATGCAGATTGGACACCGCAAAACGCTAACGCCATTCGGCGGGTTAACCAAGCTATTGACAAAGACATTGCGGCAGTTGCTGACCCTGCTTTGTACAAGTTGGGTGACAGAATCCATGAAGTGGAAAAAACCATTTTTGGTTCTAAAGGCATTAAAACTTTGTTTGGCGAGATGGACAAAAACGGGGTGATCACATCATCTACCCCATTGGAAAAAATACCATCTAAGATGAATAATTTGCCCAAAGACCAATGGCGGCACATTCGGGAAACTTTGAACGATCTTGCAAATGGCAATGTAAAGGGTGCGCCTGAAGGTATGCCGCCAGTTCCACAGGAGTTGCGCCAATCAGCCGCCGCTGCTGTTGCTGAAATTGATGGTGCTTTAGCCCGTGAAGTGCAAAAAGCTGGGTCTGACAAAATGGGCGTGTGGAATCAAAACTCAGCTAACAAAACAATGAATTCATTGGTGGGTGAAAAGATTTTAGAAACATTCCCACCTGATGAAGTTCGCAGGTTTCACCTGTTGAACACTGTTGGGCAGATAGTGCCAGGAATCCACGCATATGAAGGTGCGGCATTGCAAGCTAGACGGGTTGGCGTGATTGAAGGCAATTTACCTAAGATTGGTGCTGGTGCTGGTGCTGCCCTTGGCGGGTTTGTTGGTGAAGCCCCTGGCGCTGCCGTTGGTACATATCTTGGGCAACAAGCTGGCGCAAAATATAAAGCCAAGATAGAAGAAAAAGCATTGACCAAAGAGGCCAAAAAATCCCAAAAAGAAATGGAAAAAGCTACGGCCCTTGGCAAGCAAACAGGCAAAAACAAACTTGAAGATTTGAACAAATGATGGCAGACATTGACCTTGTTAAATATGGCGTACTTTGGCAAAAGGTCGAGGACTACGAGCGCCGATTTGATGACATGGACAAGAAGATGACCAAGATGGAAGGCCAGCTAGAACAACTGGTTGCCCTTGCCAATCAGGGTCGGGGCGGGTTCTGGGCTGGCATGGCGCTGGTGTCTGCCATATCTAGTGCAATGGGCTATGTGTCCCATTGGATTGGCAAATCAAATTAATTTGGGAAAAGAATGATTGACTTAACCAAAGCCATTGGCGCTGTTGCCGCAAGCGTTGCCGCACTGGGTGGCAGTTACACGTTAGCCGACAAGTTTGGCTGGTTCGATCGGGCCATTCTTGAATGGTCACCAGAGCATTTTAAAATTGTGGCAGAGGCTGGGCAACCCATTAACGTTACTGTTGCACGAATCAAGAAGCGGGACGATTGTTCTGTTGAAAGTTTTACGCCAAGCATTCGGGATGCGGCGGGTATGGTGCATGAGGCGACCACCACGGCAAGCAGATTTAGCGGCCCAGCAGGGCCAGAGATTGACACGTTTACCTACCAGTTGACGATGGTGAGAAAAGAAAAGATTGCTGAAGGCAAGGCAACTTTGCTGGCAACGATCAAATACAAATGTCCCGAGGGTGAGCGCGTTGTGCAATACCCACGCCATGCAAATCTAAGTTTTGAATTAAAGGGGTAACTAATGTTTGGACTTGACGCATTGCTAAACGTTGGCGGTAAGTTGATTGACAAACTTATTCCAGACCCCGAGGCCAAAGCCAAAGCCCAGCTTGATCTAGCAAAAATGGCCCAAGATGGCGAACTGGCAAAGATGGCTAACGAAACCAAGCTGTTTGAAGTGGAAATGAATAACGTGTCAGACCGCTGGAAAGCTGACATGGGTTCTGATTCTTGGTTGTCAAAGAACATTCGCCCTATGGCGTTAATTGCCATCTTTGTGGCCTATTTTGTTTTTACCATGATGTCGGCTTTTGGGTACAACGCTCAGGAAAGTTACGTCCAGTTGCTGGGGCAATGGGGGCAGATCATTTTCTTAGCCTATTTTGGAGGCCGCACGGTTGAAAAACTTGCCGATATGAAAGCCAAAAAATGAATCTTTCAACCCACTTTACCCTGGAAGAACTGACGATCACAGATCATCGGGAACTGGAGAACACACCAAATGAAACCGAACTTGCAAACCTTAAAAGATTGGCTGAATTCCTTGAAACAGTCAAAACTGTACTTGGCGGCAAGCCGATTATGGTTAACTCTGCGTTCCGCAGTAAAGCGGTGAACGATGCGGTAGGGTCTAAAGACACAAGCCAGCACCGTATTGGGTGTGCTGCCGATATTCGTGTGCCAGGGATAACTCCTGATGAAGTGGTCAAGGCCATCATTGCCTCTGGGATTGGCTACGATCAAGTTATCCGAGAGTTTGACCGCTGGACACACATATCCATCCCCAATGCTGGCGCACCCCGCAAACAGGCTTTAATTATTGATAAAGCAGGGACACGGGTTTATTCCTCCACCCATAGCAGTATCTGAACGAATACCCAGGCGACTGCCACCACAACGGCAGCGCCCAGGCATAGGATTATCAATAATCCGATCACATAACCCCCCAAAAGCGCCATTCCCTTTCCTGGCGCTTAGATTTAGATGCGACTGTTTTGCCTGTTAACTCAATCCAGCCCAGCGTTTCAAGTTCTTTTAAACGCCTAGCCACTTGGTTGCCATCCAGCCCTGTGTGGGTAGCGATGCCATCCTTGCCCAATGGCCCATGCTGGACAAGGCAAGACACAATCAGCGACCCGTGTTTTTTAGCCAATTCCTTGGCTGAATCCGCTGCCACAAACGAGGTCAGCGGGTCAGATTTACGCACTCGAGGAAATATGAAATCAAACATGGTTAGAACGCCAAATCGTCATCGTTATCAACTGGCAAACCCTTATGTTCAAAAGGCTTGGGGTCGTTCAAATATGCCCACCCGTCCCAACCGTTTTCCTTCAAAGGGATTACATCCAGCTTGAGCATTTCGCCATTGCGTGTGTCAATGATCGACCCAATGCGTTGATAGCGGTTCTTTTGCTGGCCTTGGGCATTGGTGTACTGACCCACGATAGCGGTGATTTCTTTTTTAACTTTGGACATTATTTGCTTTCAATAATTGCGTTGAGTTGCTGAACTTGGGATTTGACTTCTGCAAGAAATTTAACAATCTCTGCTTCAATCTCTGCGATGTATTCGTCATCACGGTCAACCCGTTTGACAAACAATTGCGCCTTGGCTGGCATTCTGGGGTCAAATGAAACATAGTCAGTCCATTTGCGCTCTGTGCAAGCCATTTGAAATTGCATCTGGGTGATGTATTTGCCAGGCACTTTTTGGGATAGCAGCGTTTCAATCATGGTGGCGGTGTTTGGGCACTTAATTTCAACAAGGCCATCGTCCCCAACAAGGCCATCAGGGGATGCACCAGCCCAATCAATTGATGGATGACGTACAAACCCCACTTCCTCCACCATTACGCCTTGTGCGGCCTCATAAGCTGCCCTAGCAAAAGGTTCTTGGTCTGTGCCCCACTGCATGGCGGCATTGGTGTATGACTCTTGTTTTGTAAAGGTCAGGCGTTCCACCACAAGCTGGGCCATGTAGTTGTCGCGGCTGGTGCTGTAACCTGTCTTTGTCTTGGCGATTACATCTGCGACCCTGCTGGCGGTGACCTTGCCCAGGCGTTGGTAAAACCATTCGGTTGACCCTTGGATAATTTCAGTTTCCATTTCTTGCCTCCATCATTGCATCTGCCATTTTGTAAGAAAGTTCCGCATCTTGTTTATAAAATTCGGGGTTGATAACGCCACCAGACCGCAAGATTGTTTGCATGGCAAAAATGGCGATAAAGTCTTTAAGGGTCATTTCCTCAAGACCAATTTCTTTCTTTTTTCTCATGCCTTTTCCTTTGCCTTGGCAATGCGGTCTGCCTTGGCCCTGATGACCTTGGCAATCCAATTCTGATCGCCCTTGCAAGCGTCATACGCTGCTTTGTAGGCGGTTTGCAGTTCCTCCTTGTTTGCGCTGGCATCGATGGCGGCAATGTGGTCTGCCATCATTCCAGCATCAATCTGTGGTGCAGGGCGGGATGCCGCTACACCGTCATCGTCATCTGGTGAGAGGCCGCTGGCGGTCAAAAGGCTATATCTCCGCGCATAAGTTAAAGCCGAGCCAAAACCCATTGCATCGTGCTTGCTGGCTGGGACATGAAGCATTCCGCACTCCATCACTTCCCCAGATTCATGCACAAACATTGTTTCAACCATCACCCCGTCTTTGCATTCATAGGTGCGTTGCATAAGACCTATGCCATTAGCGTTTAAAGCCCCGACAACAGCATCAATGCAAGAACTAAGGTCTGCGTACTTAGATTTGAAATGAGGGTTTACAGACGTTTTTAACGCCTTGCCAAATTGTGATTGTGCTTTGACAAAGGCGGCGGCGATTTGTTTTCCGATTGGTGTTTCCATGATGTTTCCTTAATAAGCATATTTAGGGCCGCAAGTAACTTCCACCACAGTTTCGACTGTGTAGCCGTTGATCTTGCGTTTGGCGTATAGCGGGATGGCGCGGAGGCCAGAGGATTCGCACTGGCGCACAGCGTCGATAACCTCATTCCTGCCCATCGGCTGCACTTGTTTGTCAACAATCAAATCCTGATTGGGCGCTTGGGGTGCTGACCCTGGCAGACTTGAGCAACCAGCGGTTACCCAGGCCATCCAGCACAAAAGTGAGTAGGTGATCATCTTCATTCCGATTCCTTTGCAATCAATTTCATTTCCAGTTCTTTGATGTATTCCTGTGCGGTTTCCACAAGGTTGATGTGTGTACGCAAGTGGGATTCCAAAAGCCCAACGTGATAGGCCAAGCGGTTTCGTGCAGGTTCGCCTTCATACTGTTTGTCAGCAATGAATTTGATGTTGTCAATAAATTCGTTAGCGTTCATGTCATGGTCTCCAAAAAAAAAGGTCAAGAACCAACACAACAACAGCACACACAGCAAGCACCATGATGATCTTGTCGGTGATCGCCATGCGGGGTTCGTGGATTTCAATTGCCGCGCTGTATTCCACTGTGCGGGGAAATGCTTCATTCATCGTTCTGGGGTGTTTCATCTTCATCCTCTGGTTGGTTGTCGGGGTTGTAATCTGTTTGGCGGGTGAGGATTTGCCCCCACCGCCATTCTTCATAATCAAGGTCGTACATGGTCAATATTCGTATTCAAGGCGTTCAGAAAAAGATGGATTCCAACCATTTTCAAAAGCGTCAGATTTTGCCCAACGCATGACCCATTCATGGGCGGTGAGGTTGCGAGTGTCTTTAATTTCCCAGTCATTTGCGTCAGCAGTAATTTCAATGATTTCTGCTGGTGACAAGTCAATGTCAAAATGGCCATAAATTGCTTGGGTTTCGATTGCTGTAATCATCTTGAGACTCCTAAAAGACCCTTATGCGTTGTGCTAGGGCATGGCGTGATTATTAGCCAACTTATATATCCCAGTCAACTGTGGGGGTATTAGCGGTCTTATGTACAATGCGCGGATGGACAAGGACAAATTTATCGCATTGGCTGGCTCACAGACTGAGCTTGCCAGAATCTTGGGCATCCACCAATCGGCGGTTTCCCAATGGAAAACTGTTCCCCAGGCAAGGATTTGGCAATTGATGGTATTGCGTCCTGAGTGGTTTTCAATGTAAGATTGTTTGAAACACGGCTAGTCTGGAAGTCATGAGCCAGATGAAAAGAGAACCCACCCCTCCTGCCGAGGTTTCTTTCCAGGGTGGATGTTTAGGCGTGGGAAATGCACTTTTACCAATTCCATATTGGTGACTACAAGTCACATACACACCATCTTTCATTGACGGAAGATTTGGCTTTTAGGCGCTTGCTAGATCACTACTATCTGCATGAAGTGCCCATCAAACAGCGGGACATTGCTAGACAAATAGGTATGCGAGACAACGAACAGGACGTTTTGACCGTTCTGGACGAATTCTTTGTTTCCACAGAGGCTGGTTACATAAACCCCCGTGCGGACGAGGAAATTTCCAAATATCGCAAGTTTTCAGAGGATGGAAAAAAGGGGGCGGCAATGCGGTGGCAAAAGCCCCCCAATGGGGAGGCCAATAGCCCCCCTAATGCCACCCCAATGGCAACCAATAACCATGAACCAATAACCAATAACCATATTAAAGAATCTAAAGATTCTTTGTCGGCAGGGTTGCCGACTTGCCCCCATCAGGACATTTTGAATCTTTACAAAAAGCATTTGCCACAGCTTGCCCAGCCAAGGGTGTGGGATGGGGTCAGGCAGACCAACCTACGGCAAAGATGGTTGCAAGCCGCTAAACCCTCAATTTTTAGCCCACAGGGGTATGCAAGCCAATCCGATGGGCTGGCATGGTGGGATTCGTTTTTTAATTACATTGCCAACGATACCAAGCTGGCGCAGGGGTTTGAAACCAAGGACAGGACATGGCGACCTGATCTGGTGTGGATAGTGAACGCAACCAATTTCGCCAAAATAATTGATGGAAAGTACCAAAAATGAACTTTGTAAAACCAGACACCAAAAAAGACCCGCTAGACGATGTTCAGCGCCTGATGTGCAGTGTGCCAGGATGCCCCAAACGCTGGTCGGTTCACATGGAAGGCCAGCGCCCGATGTGTTCCGAACACCAATGGTCTGACAGAAAGCCAGCCACACGGCGGGACATAGCCGCCCTGTTGCCCAACACCAAGCCCGTGAAACATTGGATGGATGACGAGGCATTTTGATGAACTACTTTGACGCACACAAACTTTTAGATAGGGTGAAAGATGGACAAACCATCAGCCGAACCGCAATTGACTATGCGCTTTTCCTTACAGGAGATGCGCCAGAGCGAGGCCAGAGAATGGATTTTGAGATACCAGCAGAAAACCAAGGAACTGGGCAAGGCAAAGGCATCCGCATGGTGGCAAACCACGATTGCAGACATTTCCAGGCGCAGGGGTGAAGCCGCTGCCAACGATCTCAGAAACCGAATGAACCAAGAAAGAAAAAATGAAAATTGATGTACAAAAAATGCACAGCGTTGGATTTGGTGTTTTGTTTTTTCCGCGATACGGCTTTGGCATCCAGATTGGTCGGCGCTGGTTCGGGTTTAAAAAATGAGATATGCCGCCAGAGTTGATGTTAACCAAAAGCAAATTATTTCAGCATTGGAGGCCGCTGGCGCTTATGTCTGGGTCATTGGCCTACCAGTTGACCTTTTGGTGGGATACAAGGGGCATACCTTTCTGGTGGAGGTCAAGAATGGCCCCAAAAGGCGTTTAACTGCCCTACAAGCCGACTTTTTTGAAAGTTGGCGCGGAGGTACATTGGCAAGGATTGATGGCCCTGACGGGGCTTTACGCATGATTGGAGTTTTGAAATGAAACCAGAAGAAGCAGCCCAAGACATACGCAACAAAGCCCGAGCCTATGGCGATGCCAAAGCCCAGCGGGTTTACCTTGAAGAATTCCGCAAGTCTAAAAAAGCACTTTTGATGAAAGATGCCCTGCAAATGGGCTACGAGGCGGCAAACGCCCAAGAACGCGAGGCATACGCAGACCCCGAATATCACACCCTGCTAAAAGGGCTGGCGGCGGCAATAGCACAAGAAGAAACCTTGCGCTGGGAAATTGAGGCAGCAAGGCTAGACATTGAGATTTGGCGAACAAAAGAGGCTACTAACCGAATGCAAGACAGGGCGCACCAATGAAAGTAGAACTAGAAAACGCAACCCTTTATTTGGGTGATTGCATGGACATTCTGCCAACATTGCCAAAGGTTGATGCTGTGATTACTGACCCGCCTTATGGCATTGCTAAAACTTGGAAAGGCGGTTTTAGCGCAAAACATGGATGGGGAAAAGCTGGAATTGACGCTGATCTAAGAAATGATTGGGATAGTGATGTTCCATCTGACGATTTAATCAAAATGATTTTATCAATAGGCGACCAGCAAATTATTTGGGGCGGCAACTATTTTAATTTACCTCCTTCTCGATGTTGGCTTGTATGGAATAAGCCAGAGCGCGGGTTTACATTAGCTGAAGCAGAATTGGCGTGGACTAATAAAGACAATGTTGTTAGGGTGTTTGATGGCCCACGAAGTGACCCTGGTCGCGAACATCCAACGCAAAAACCTTTGTCTTTAATGTCTTGGTGTGTAAGCAAAACCAAAGGTTCAACAATCTTAGACCCATTCATGGGAAGCGGAACAACAGGCGTGGCGGCTATCCAAATGGGGCGCAAGTTCATAGGCATAGAACGTGAGCCAAAATACTTTGACATAGCTTGTGAGCGCATAGAGCAAGCATCAAAACAAGTGGATATGTTTGTTGAACAACCCAAGGTAATCCAAGAGGTGATGTTTTGAAATGCCCTGAATGCGGAACATGGACAATTGTTAAAGAATCCAGAATATCCACAGGCAACACAAGAAGAAGGCGGCTAGAGTGTGCAAATATGCACAGGTTTTCCACATTGGAGACAATCGTTGATCGAAAAACATTTATACGTCAGGTCAAAAAAGCTGTTGAAAATGGTGGCAAGCCTTGACTGTCAAGCCTGTGGGTCGGGCAATATGGTGCAAGCGGCGCACACAAACTGGGGTGGCGGCAAGGGGCGAGGGGTCAAAGCTGATGACAATCTGGTCGCTGCGCTGTGCCTGGGGTGTCACTACGCCATTGACCAAGGCAAGGATTTGAGCCGCCAGGAACGCCAAGAAATGTGGTTAAAGGCCCATCACAGGACAATTGATGCACTGCGGGACTGCTGGCCTATTGACATTCCTTTTCCTGATGCGAAAATCTAGCCTTGTTGGTAGCAGTTGCCAATATTTGGGGGTTCGCCCCCTTTTTTTTGATATAGTGAGCGCATGAAAAACGAAGAAGTTGCCGAATTTGTCGCCACGCTGTTTCATGCGGGAACAATCACGCACTTCCAGCATTTGCAAACGACCGAATACGCCACGCACAAGGCGCTGGGCAAGTTTTACCCCAAGATCGTAGACCTTGCCGATAGTCTGGCAGAGAGTTATCAAGGGCGCTACGACACCAGGATGAAGAAATTTCCTGATGAACTGCACGACCCCAAAGACACACCGCATGAGTATCTGACCCAGCTAAAAGGGTTTGTGCAAGAAGCGCGAGAAGAAATCCCCCAAGACTCAGAATTGCAAAACATCGTTGATGAAATTGCTGATCTGATTAATTCCACGTTGTATCTTTTAACCTTGAAATGAGGCAAATCATGGACAAATCCCAACCCACTGGCTACGGCAACAAAGCAAAAATGGCTGGCAACCCTGCCCCTGACATGAAGTCAAACGGCAGCGTAAAAAACAACATCCCCAATGCCATGACAAACAAAATGTCTGGTGGCAATGAATGCACTGGTGGCAAATCAAGTGGTGTTTGCTACACTCACAATCGCAAGTCTTGCCAATAAAGCGTAAGCCCCACCGTGAATAAGACGGCAGGGCTTACTGACCAAACAAAAAAGGAGGTTTTGAATGGCTGAAATGGATTCTAATTGCGGAAACTGCAAGTATTTCCGCGCCCAGCAAATCATGGGTATCTGTCGGTTTAATCCGCAACAGGTGAACAAGCACGAAAAAGATTGGTGCGGGCAACATCTGATTGTTGAAACTCAGGATGTGAAGGTTGATTTAGTCGCCTTGCCTGTGTACGACATAACCACCGATCAGATCACGCCCCCAAAGCGCAAATACGAGAGGAAAGCAAATGCTAAAGCCTCTGTTTGACAGGGTGGTGGTGCGCCCTCAGGTGCGGCATATCTCCGACATCATTTACATTGACAACAAAGAACCCTTTAACGAGGGAACGGTTGTGGCGGTTGGCCCTGATGTTGAGGGCGTTCAAGCTGGCGACTTCATCAAGTACGGGAATGGGGATTATCTGAAATGGCCCACCCATAAAATTGATGGTCAGGATTATCAAATCATTCAAGAAGCGGACATTTGCGCCGTTGTGGAGGCTTAAAAATGGCAACTAAACCTGGGCTTTATGCCAACATTCATGCCAAGCAAGAACGCATAGAACGCCAAAAGGCGGCGGGTAAAACGCCCGAGCGCATGAGGTCGCCAGGGGCCAAGGGCGCACCAACTGCCCAAGCGTTTAAAGACTCTGCCAAAACTGCCAAAAAGAAGTAATCATGGCAAAGCACGACAAGCCCATCCCCCACAAGACCACGGGCAAGGGGAAAACCTACAACCCCACCGAAAAAGGTGCGGGAATGACCGCTAAAGGCCGTGCAGAGTACAACGCCAAGAACAATTCAAACTTAAAGCCACCAGCCCCAAACCCCAAGACCAAGGCAGATGCTGGACGAAAAGCCAGTTTTTGCGCTAGGATGGAGGGGGTGGTCAAACACTCTAAAGGCCCAGCAGAACGGGCTAAGGCCAGTCTAAAAAGCTGGAATTGTTAACCCTTTTGGAAGAAATAAAGGAAATATCATGGCAAATTCAATCGCAACAGGCGTTGCATACGCAGACCCAGAGTTCGTTTCAGTTCAAGTTGGTAACTCAACTGTTCCAGTAGCTGTAACGACCAGCGGCATCATCAATGGGGCATATGCCACGACCAGCGCCGCAAGTGGCGACACCCGTTTGACTTACCAGAGACTGACGTTTAGCAGCACAGGTAGCGGTGAAACGTTTAGAGCGTTTAGCGTGGTTACAGGTGCTGGCGCTGCTACTGCTGGAACAATCAATGGCGCACACCTGAGTTTGAGCGTTAATGGCGCTGGTACTATTTCTGGCGCTGGCAATGCTTTACGGGCTACCTTGGGCGGTACATCCACCAACCCAGGCGGCACTTTGGCAGCTATTCAAGCAGACTCCAACTTTGCATCTGGCGGTACTTGGACGAACGCATCATTCATTCGTTTCACCAACAGCGGCACGGGCACGGTTGCTAATCTGTTCAACATTCCCGCAGCTTTGTTTGTTACAAGCACTGCCACCATTGCCAAGACTTTGAAAGTTGTGGCATCGGACGGTACGCCTTACTACATCATGTGTTCGAGCGCAGCGTAAATGTTGAAGCATCCAAACCCAGAAATTCAGCTTTTGGTTGAGATGCTAGAGGGGCAGCGGGATTCCGCTATGGCGCAAGCCGCTGCCCTTTTCAGAGAAAACACCGAGTTAAAGCAAGCCTTACAAGAAAAGCTGGCCCAAGAATCCAAGGAGAAGGCAAATGCCGCTGATAGCATCAATGACCCCCAAGGCGCTGAAGGCCAACATTAAGGCAGAGATCGCCGCTGGCAAGCCACCCAAACAAGCGGTGGCTATTGGCTATTCAGTACAGCGGGAAGCCATGAAAGAGGCTAAGAAGCCCACAAAGAAGAAGAAGTAAATGCCCACCCTTGCTGACATTTACAGCGCAATCAACACGTTCAAGCGCAAATCATCGGATTTTGTCCAGAATCCTGGGACAAGCCTGGAACAGATGTTGTTTGCCGCAAACGAGAATGCACGGGAATTCAACAAGAAACACGCACTGGCAACTGATTACACAATCGCCCAAGCCAGAGGCCAGCAACCCACGCCAGAGCAAACACAGGCCGAAATGGGGCTTAGAGAGACTTTATCGCAAGGTTACAACCCAACTGGCATGACTGTTTGGCATGGCAGCCCATATAAGTTTACAAAGTTTGACGCATCTAAAATTGGAACAGGCGAGGGAAACCAAGCCTATGGTCATGGAATATATGTCGCTGAGAACCCTAAAGTTGCTGAAGGTTACAAAGAAACCCTTAAAAGCAAACAATTCTCCAAAATTGTACAAAAGGGCCGCAATGAATATGATGTGGTAACGCCAGATGGACAAGTTCTTGCTAAAAGTGTTTATCTTGGACAAGCGCATAAAGCAAAAAATGCATTTGATACTAATGTAGGCGCTGTTTACAAAGTTGATCTTCCTGATGAAAACATTGCTCAGATGATTGATTGGGACAAGCCATTGTCTCAACAGCCAAAAAATGTTCAAGAAGCATTAAAGGGAATTGAAAAAGAATTGCCATCAATCCCAGACTTTGATCTTAAAAAGTACATGGATGCAGACCCATTAGCATCAACTTGGCATAATGTAATTAACAGAGACTTACAAGTTGAACAACCTGAGATTTCTGCTTTGTTGGCAAAAAGAGGCATTCCAGGCATTAGGTATCTTGATCAAGGAAGCCGTGAAACCGCCAACAGCACTAGAAACTTTGTTGTTTTCCCTGGCAAAGAGCAATTATTGAAAATCCAAGACATGAATAGTCAACAGATTAAGTAATAACGACAATCACTTAGGAATTAAAACAAATGGCAGAGAGAGGCGCACCAGTAGGTAACCAGAACGCTGCAAAGAGCAGGATGTTCTATGACAAGTTGCGCCTTGTTTTGACCACTGAGCCGCACCGACTCAGGGGGATTGCCGAACAGTTGGTAAGCCAAGCCGAAGCGGGTGAACCCTGGGCCATTAAAGAGATCATCGACAGGATGGACGGCAAGGCAATACAGGCCACGACCATTGAAAACGCTGATGGAACGCCTTTGCTGGGCGGGATTCAAGTCACATTCATCAAGCCCGAATGACTGATGTACAAGATGCCATTGCCAAGGCAGAGTTCCCTGTCAAGCTGCAAGGGTTGTTTCAAAAGTCACGCTACAAAGTTTTATATGGTGGGCGAGGCGGGGCAAAGTCTTGGGGGATAGCTAGGGCATTGCTTATCTTGGGGGCAAAGAACCCCATCCGCATCTTGTGCGCCCGAGAGTTCCAAACCAGCATCAGGGATTCGGTGCATAAACTGCTGTGTGACCAGATCGAAAGCCTTGGATTGCTGGGGTTCTATGAGATCACCCAAGCCAGCATTAGGGGGCGCAACGGCACAGAATTCAGCTTTGTGGGCCTAAAGAACAACGTTAGCAACATCAAATCCTACGAAGGCGTTGATATTTGCTGGGTTGAAGAAGCCCAGACCACAAGCCGTTTATCGTGGAACATTTTGATTCCAACCATCCGCAAGGGCGGGTCAGAGATATGGATTTCATTTAATCCTGAGTTGGAAACAGACGAAACTTACCAGCGGTTTGTGGCAAGCCCCCCAGAAGATTGCATCACCATGCGGGTGAACTGGTCAGATAACCCTTGGTTTCCCGAAACCCTGCGTTTGGAAAAAGACTCGCTAAAGCAAAGGGACGAGGAAGCCTATAACCAAGTCTGGGAAGGTTTGTGCCGCCAAACCGTGGATGGGGCAATCTTTGCCAAGGAAATGCAAGCCGCCGAGAAGGATGGGCGCATCACCAAAGTGCCCTATGACGCAACCAAACCTGTCCATGCGGTGTTTGATCTGGGTTGGTCAGATAGCACCGCCATCTGGTTCTTGCAGTTTGTGGGGATGGAGACAAGGCTAATCCGATACATTGAGGACAGTCAGAAAACCATCAGCTATTACTTGGCGACCATGCAAACCTATGGTTATGTATACGATACCGTTTGGTTACCTCATGACGCTGAAAACAAGACCTTGGCAGCGGCGGGGCGGTCAATTGATGACATTGTGAGGGCGGCAGGGTACAAGACCACCATCCTGCCTAGAGTGCCGATTCTGGACTCTATCAACGCCGCTAGGACAATATTCCCGAACTGTTACTTTGACCGCGAACACACCGCCGATGGGCTGGCTTGCCTGAGACATTACAGGTATGAGGTTGACCCAGACACGGGGCAGTTCAGCCGCAACCCATTGCACGACCATTATTCCCACGGGGCAGATGCGTTTCGATACATTGGGCTTATGATCAAAGAACCCACCAAACGCAAGAAGCAAATGATTGCCACAGCGGGTTCATGGATGGGCTAGACCGCCCTCAAATTCGATAGGATAATCGCCCAAAGGGGTTCATATGGCTTACCAAGATTCAGATGGCGCAAACGCCAAGATTAACGAAGCGATCAAGTTCTGGCGCTTGGTCAATGATTCGGACTCCACAAATCGAGCCGAGGCGCTAAACGACATTAAGTTTGCCGCTGGCGATCAATGGCCCGTTGAGATTCAGAATAGCCGCAATCTGGAAAGCCGTCCCTGTCTGACCATCAACAAGATCGATGCCTATATCCGACAGGTGACCAATCAGCAACGCCAGCAACGCCCACGCATCAAGGTTCACCCCGTTAACAATCTTGCTGACTACAAGATCGCCCAAGTCATTGAGGGCATTACCCGTCACATTGAGGTCAATTCCAGCGCCGATACCGCTTACGACACCGCCTTTGACTATGCCGTGCGGATGGGCTGGGGTTACTGGCGGGTCAACTACAAGTATGTGCGGGAAGATTCATTCGATCAAGAAATCTACATTGATGCAGTTGAAAACCCATTCACTGTCTACTTTGACCCCAACAGCGTCAGACCAGATGGGTCGGATGCCGAGCGTTGCCTGATCACCACCGTTTTGGACAAGAAGATTTTTCGGGAAATGTACCCAGGTGCAAACGATGGGGCTAACTTTCAGCAACGCAGCACAGGGGATGACACCTCTGCCTGGGTGACCAAAGAGGATATTCGCATTGCCGAGTATTTTTACATTGAGCGTGAACGTGCCAAGCTGTATTTGTTGAGTGACGGCACAACGTCTTTTGGGGACAGCGCCAACTTCTTTGCACGAGTTGAGGCCGCAAAGTTGACTGTGGTTGATGAACGGGACTCATTCCGCAAGGCTGTTAAATGGGTCAAGATGACCGCAATGGAGGTGCTTGAGGAAAAGACCTGGGCGGGGAAATATATCCCTGTTGTGCCTTGTTATGGCGCACAGGTCATTGTGGATGACAAGCGCAAGAAATACGGTTTGGTGCGGTTTGCCAAAGACCCCCAGCGGATGTATAACTTCTGGCGCACCAGCATGACCGAATCGGTGGCGCTTGCACCCAAGGCTAAATGGCTGCTGGCAGAGGGTCAAGACGAGGGGCACGAAAACGAATGGGCAATGGCTAACATTAAGTCAATGCCTGTGCTGAGATACAAGCAAAAAGACATTGAAGGTGTGCCAGCGCCAGCACCTGTCAGACTGCAACCCGAGCCGCCACCCGCAGGGATTATGGAAGCG